CAAATGACTTTTCAGTATTTCGATTATCTCGTCGCTATCATTCCATTGGCCTGTTGCCAGCCCTAAGAATGGGCGGGCCGGTATGCCGTCAGCTTCGCGGCCAAACTGATGCGTTGCTGCGTATTCTAAGCCCGAGCCTAATTCTAGTTCGTTACCTGATACTTGATAGGCGAGTGTATCGGCTAATGTGCCTTTATCGCGCAGTATGTCGTCGTTGCCTTTTTTGGCGATGGTGCGCGGGGCGAGGGGTTCCATCAATGAGCCATCAGGCTCAACAGCCAGCTTCATTCGCTCCTGGTGTGACTCTAACAAGTACTCACCAATCTCTGCTAAGGCTGGCTCTAGGCTTTGACCTTGCTTGATAAAGTGGTTAAGTGTTTTGAGTAAGCGTTTTTCGCCTGTCAGCTCGACCGTGATTTTGCTGCCTGACATCAGGTGTCGCTTTCGCTCGCCCAGGCGATTAACTGCTCTTCACTGGCCAGTTGAATCAACGCCTCGCCAAGGTGGCCAATAAACATGGCCTCGTCGCCTGTTGCGTTTGCTGCTAATGCGTCTAGCTGCATTGGTGCATCATCTGGCAACGGGCTTTGCTCAAGCAGCGCTTCGGCTAGTGCGTAATATTTCATATTGAAACTTGCTCCATAATATCATCAAACCATTTTGTCGTTTCTGGCCATATTTTGACTAATTCATCACGGGCCAATATGTATACCCCAAAATGTTCTGCAAACCATTCCAATTCATTGGTGTTGCCGTAGTGTGTTAAAAACTCACTGGTGGGCCGTGCTGCCAAACCTGATTTATAATGCACTTGATGACCCACTTCATGCAACCAGGTTAAAAAGCGGCTGTTATTGTCTGACATAGCGTTATCGGTTGATTGAGCAAATGCATGCCAACGTTTATAGCCTTTTTTCCATTCCCACGGGCCGGTTTGATTATGCCCATCACTGATTATTTTTTTCAGGCCCGTCAGCATCTCTGTGACATCAATTTTATTCAGGTTGTGTGTTGTGGTACTTTTAACGACCACGTGGTCCCAATTGCGATGAGTAAACCCTTCGGGCTTTCGGCGACCCGAACTAGTAAACCTATGACGTGCCACAAACTCCTCTACACCTAAATAGTCAGCGACTTGTGGCGCTAATGCTCGACTTGCTTTACCTCCCGCCATTTCTGATGACTTAACCACCACAGTTTTAGTTTGGTGTTTTTCAAGAAATTTAGCAAGTGCATCAATTTGCGGTGCAGCAGCTGTGGTGCCTAAGCGGGTTAATACACCGTCGATACTTTTTGCGGTCACGCCTTTTACGGTACTCAGCGCACTAGGCACAATACGGGTGGGTAGGCGTTCAGCAAGAGGTGGTACATTTGCACGCTGTTCTTTTAACTTTAATGCCTGGTCAACTTTACCAGGGGAATAATCAAAACCGGGGTCGATACCCTCTGGTACTTGGTGGGTTTCACCCGTGACTTTGTCAACCCATTCGCGACTTTTAATTATTGGCTCATCACTGACTTTTAGTCCTTTTCGGTCAAGGCTTCTTTGAGACTCACCAAACGTTTTACATGTGCAGCCCCACCCATTTTGCGGGAACCAAATATTCCAGAAAGGGCTGGTTTTTGGCAATACTTTTCCATCATGAAGTTGATGTGCTAGTCGAGGGTTGCGGCTGTCACCGTGTTTGTAACGCCAAAATTCAAAGTTTTGTAACTGTGCATGGCGACCGGCATTATAGCTTTGGCGTACGTTGGTACTGTAAATAACATTTGCACGCCAAGCAGCTGAGCCGGTGTGATCCCATCCATGCTGCTTTACCAGCCCTTTAAACTCCTTTTGAAACCAGTTTAAAGACTTACCCTCTGCTATTGCTGAGTCTACAATACTGCGCATATCAGCGAGCAAATCGACCTTTGCAGCGCCTGCCACCATAAAACTCACGTTATGCTGGTCGCGCCATACGTCATTCCAGCGCTCAGTGGGTACATCGACTTTATTACGAAAAAAGTCGATTGCCTGGGTAAACTTTAACGAGCCATATTCAGAAGTGGCCATTTACTTTTCAGGCCGCTTTTTATTTTTTATGTAGTATTCATATCCGCATTTTGAACATTTATACCCAGTTACAAACATACCTAGGTACGTTTGTGACTGGGTATTCTTTAACTTGCATTTTTTATGAATAAACTGACCTTTAAACCAATTAATTCTTGTTACTAGATTTAGCAACACGTAAATAGAGACTAAAGAAATCATTATTATTATCCACATACTATTCTCCCTCGTTCACATCATAACGACCTGACAGTTCAGCGGCAACGAACGCTTGGCCTAACATCTCTTGATACGCGTCTGTATCAAGTTCGTTTTCTAATTCGAGCAATTGCTCTTTGAGTACTTCGAGTGAATCAGCGCCGTCGACCAAATCTTGAATAGGTTTAAACATGCCCGCAAAACTCTCGCCTACTTCGCTTTTTAATTTGGCTGTGAAATGGTCAGCGCCGTCTTTTTGCTCAGGTGCGCGAGCTTTGAGTGCTGCGAACGCCAGCTTAAGTGCAGCTGCGCCATCTGAAATAGTGTCCGCTTTCACGTCAGCTTTGACTTGCTGCACAGATGTTTGAGGGGCTGGTACAACGCCTAAAATTGGCTCGTTGCCTTCTGGCCGTGGAATGCGTAATTTGTCATGTGCATATTGCACTGGTACCTGAACACCAATACCCACAAGCTTGGGCAAGGCATCTGCATATAAGGCCAAGTCTTCTGGCTCTTGGGTGTCGAATACTAAGCGAGGTTTACGGCGTTTATCGCCTGTGTAGCTTTTGCTGTTCATCATGTGCATAGGCCAGATTAAGTCGCGGTTTAGGGTCATAGCGATTTGGCGTAAGTCGTGATCGCGTATGTCTAAGCGGATACCGTTATGCACGTTACCCAGCGCTTGACTGCCCGTACTGTCGACTTGTGAGGTGAGCGTTTGCCCCAATATTACTTTTGATTGTATGCGCTCGCAGTGCGACATCATGGTCATAAAGGGGTCGCTGCCACCTCCCTTTGCGGCATCGTGAAATTCTATTTCCATGCCTTTGGGTATCACGCCACCGGCATTGTGGCCAATGCTAAGGACAGCTTGTAACAGCCTCTGTTTTTCGGTATCGGTGGCACCGCTGGGGTATTTGCCTAAGCGGATGGGTATGCCATAAATTTCCAAAAATTCAGCCAAATCACGTAACGAATAGTTTTTAAAGATAAAGGGCCACGCTAACTGGCGTATAAGACCAATGCGAGCAGGGTAGCCAGATTTAGCGCTGTGCCTATGTTGCAGCCAGTTTAGTGGGCGCAGGGCTTCGCCTTTGCCACTTTGGTCGCGCAGCATGATTTGGTTATGGTCGTCATGGTTAAGTTGAAACCACGTAGCAGGGCGATGTTGAAAATTAGTAGGTACCCGCCAGTTTTGATATATTTCCCATTCCATTTCAGTATTGCTAAACCCTTTTAGAATACCGTCAGACATACCGAATAAAATGTCATGCCAGCCGTCTACGTCAGCCAATATTTGTGCTATTTCTGCGGCGTCTTTTTGCTCTTGGGCGCTAGCATTAGGGGGGGGCTCTATATTGAATTCAATATCGCTTAATGCCATTTTTCGTTTAAACAGCTCAGCTTGTATGTGGCCGTCTTTTTCTTCTATGTCTTCGGCCAGATAACATTGTTGAATTAAATCGCCTTGCTCGGCACTGGTCATAATAACGGCTAACTTAGCCGGTGTTAGGCCGCTGCTTGGATGCTCAGCAAACTCGCGGCGCATTTGCGCTACGCGAGGGCTGTCTTCGGTTTGATGTTGTTTAAGGTCTTTTTCTCGCACCCGGTACCGTATGCCATTTACTTCGAAAGTTTCCATTAGTAGCAGCCTGATTGTTCAAATTGTAAATCGTCATCGCTGGCGCTATCGCTCCAACGGTCTTGTTTGCTGGGTAACCCTATAAAATCAATTTCGCCGCCTTCCATCTGACTCGCCGCTACCATCATGCAACAGGCAATAGCACTATCACCGTGCCGGGCTTTTGATTGGTCTGTTTTACCCTCGGGCACTCTAGGCACACCACGCGAATTAATTTGTAAGCTGCGCAAATCGTCCATGATATCGGCGTCTTTGGGGATGGTAATGGTGAAGTCTTCAAAGTGCGCTTTCATGCGCGGCATGTTCTCGCGATACCAGTTTTCGGTGATTTTGACAGCTTCCACTAGGCCTGCACCGTACTTTTCTACCGTCTGCTCTGCTAGATAATCACCGTTACCGGTGGCATCTAACTGCGCACCAACAAAGCGGGGCAGGCGATCAATTAGGTAAAAGAGTATTTGCTCTTGTTGGCGATAAGGTATGTTTTTAAGCTCTACTGCCAACGGCACAGTCAAGCTTAAGTCTTGATTTATTTGACCTACCCATAGACAGGTTAAATCACCCTTGCGCGCGAAATCCTCGCCTAAGCAGTGACGTACATCAGTGCTGAGCATTTCTAACCAGGGCAATAACACTTCCTGGCACCAGTCTTTAATATCAGCACTGCGCAAATGCTCTGCCATGCCGTTCCAGGCATTATCTTTTTTAAGCCTTAATACCATTGGCTCTGGCCGCATGGCTTTTTCAATAATGGCACGGTTAAGATAAGCACCGCCGCCTGACTTGGGTACACAACAATATTCTTCTAATGCATCTTCTTCACTGGCCGTGTCTTTAAGCAGCCCCGCTTTCCATGTTTCCTCAATATCTTTGGACCAACCCAGACCACGCACTTGGCAAATACGTTGATATAAGCCTTCGGCACATGCGTCATCTAATGTGATGCGGTGAATACTGTAGCGTTTCTTACCTGCTCGGCTATCTTCGATTAATTGGTTGAATAGATTGCCATCACCATTGTGAGTGCTGATAATGCGTATTTTTGCGCCCCACATCGTGAGTGCCAACGCAGCCTTAAGGACTTCTGCGAGCTGCTCATGAAATCCAGCTTCATCAATGGTGACGTTGCCTTGCATACCCCTTAGATTACTAGGCTTAGAACTCAGCGCTTGTATTTTAAAGCCACTGGCGAAGTGAATAACAAATGTCAGGATTTCTTTACCTTCTTGGCCTTCGTCTATAAATATTTCTTCTTGAATATCTTCTGCGACTTTATCAAACGATTTGGCCCACATGGCAGCAGCATCGATGAATTCACGCGCCATTTCCTTATTACTGCCCACATAAAAGTGGTTGGTGCCATGGGCAACTTTGGTCTTACTCGCAGTTAATACGGCGTCTGCGGCTTCTGCCCAGGTTAGACCTGTTCGCCTGCTTTTTTCGGCAATTTTTAACGGGGACTCATCAGCGATCCAGCGTTTTTGATAGCCCAGTAATAATTGGTTAGGATCAAACGGTATGAATGTGGGCAGACCAAATCGTTCTTCAATTCGATCTACTTGCTCTACGGCCTGCTGATATTTGGTTTTTTCAAGTGCAGGCGGCGGCTTTACTTCAACTGGTTTAGGTGGCAACTTCATTATGCAATACCCAATATTTCGCGCTTTATAGCGGCAACACCTTCAGCGGTCATTCCCGCGGCAGTGGCTACCGTAGCGGCTTGGTCTGCGGCTTCTATGGCAAAGGCTTTTCTTAATTCTTGTTCACGCTTGAGACTCTTACCTTCTGCGTCTTCTAAGCGCACAGACAACAGGGCCAGCTGATTAAGCGACTTAGGGCACAGCTTAGACACATCGCCCTCCATCATGGCGCTGCCGACTTCAAAGCCTAATGTGCGGATAATTTCACGCAGTATTTTACCGACTTCAGTGGTGGGTTTATCGCCCAGCTCTGCGGTCCACTGTTTACTGACTTCGCGTGCCTGGCGAATCCTCGCGCCTACCGCTTCCATTTTAGTGGCATAGCGGTTTAGGCCAGAGCGTGAGAGGTGCATGTCGTCTGGTAGGCCGGATGCATCAATCATGTCATTGATGCTATCAAGCAAATCAGATTGGCTGATGGTTTTGTCACGTAAGCCTTGGATCAAAGATTTCTGAATGTCTTCTGGTAAAAAGTCGACTTTTGTGGCTTTGCCGCGTGTGGGTTTATCGCTCATCGTCTTTGGTCTTTGTTTAAATCAAATTCTTTAGCTAATGCCTTATGTACTTTGGGCATTTCCTTTTGTAGGGCTTTCCAAACCAACTTTACATCGGGGCATTTTTCGAAATAAACATCGATTAAAGATTTAGCTTTTCCCGATTCTATATCTGCCAACTCTTGATGACTTAACTTGGATACAAATACATTTTTCCAAATATCACTAATGATAAAAGCGTGGGACAATTTGTTTAATATCCGCCTATCTCGGGCGGTCATGACTAAAGCCATTTCGTTTATCCTCTTTTAGAATACTATTTAATAAATAAACTATAAAAATGACACTTAATAAAAGTGCCATCGCTGTTAAGCCTGCCCAACAAAATGGTTAAATCCTAGGTCCAGGGCGTTTAATACCAGGCACAATGGCTCTACCTGCTTCTGCATCGATACCGCG